GTGCCGGTGACGGTGTGATAGCCGCCGATATCCGCATTGCCCGGTCTCGCGAGAATGGTCGCCGAAGCGATGTCGGCGCCCTTACGCCAGAGCGACGCGATACCGGCCGAGGTTGCTGCGCTGTCTTCGTCGCTCCCCGCCCTGATCTTGGAGACAGTCGCGAGCGTGACGATCCCCTTCACGGTCTCGTCCGCCTCGGTCACGCTGGAGAGCGGCTGGATCTCCACGTTTTCCAGCCCATCCGCCTGGGCGTTCCAACGCAGGAAGCGGCCCGCTTCCGGATCCGGCATTTCCAGGCTCTCGAGCGGTGTCGTCGGCGAGAGCTGCGCGGAGCGGCTCACCGCGTCTCCCAATTCCTGGGAGACCGCGGCCTGCCGATCCAGAGCCCGCTCATGGGTTTCGGCGGGAAATGGGTCGTTCGGCGTGTAGTCCACCAGCTGAGTGCGATTGGTCTTTCGCGCAATGGTCCAGGTGACACCGGCCGCCGGCGGCGCGACCGCCGTCACCGTGCCGCTCTCGCCGTTTCCGCCGGCCACGGTGTAATGCGTGCCGAGAACCTTCGTCGTCCGGGCGCCGGTATCGGATTGTCGTTCGATGACGGCCAGTTCGCCCGGCCCGAAGAAGGCGAAGGGAACGGCGAAAGCCACCGTCACGCCGTCTCCGGAATGTATGATCCGCGTCTGTGTCGAGGATAACGTCACGTATTTCTCCTATCTGTCTTCCGCAAGCCGGTACTCGGCTTGCGCTGCCCGCTCGGTTTCCTCAAGGGAGTGCGGCGGCAACTTCGTCTCGGCACACATCACCGGAAGCCAGGCATGGAGGCCGAGACCGGCACAGAACTCCGAGATCCGCGATCCCGTCGCCGAAGGCGAGAGCGGCGGCACGATCAGCCGTTCGCCACCCAGCCGGCGATGCGCCGCCGCGATCTCGGCCGCCAGCGAGTCCAGCTTGGCGAGATTCGATGCGAGGAGGCGCAGTTGACGCTCGACCGTCGCCGCTATCGCCAGCCTGCGCGACTTCAGCGTCTCGAACCCCTTCCTCTCCTTCTCGCGACTGCGTTGCTCCTTTTCGTGGCTGACTCTCCGCAACTGCGCGTCGACCAGCCGCTTGGCTTCGAGTGCCAGCAACTGCTCACCTTCGATGGCGGCCTTCTCCTCGAGCATCGCCCGCGCCGCAACGAAGGCGGAGAGATCGCCTTCCGCCAGTTTCCCGATCAGTATGTTCCGCGTCTCGGTGTTCGCCTGGTTTCGACCGCCCAGGGAAACGAGCGCAGCTTCCATCAATGCCGCAGCCTTTGTGCTGGACATTCGACATCTCCGTTCAAAATTTGCGACTGTGCGTGCGGCTTCAGAAACCAAGCGATCGGGCTGTGCTGCCCTGACCGACCGCCGCCAGCGTTCGGATCAGCCAGGCGTCATTGCCGAGCCCGGTATTGTCCAGGATGTCGAGAAGCTGTTGGCCGCCCTTCGAGCTTTTGACCACATCCCGGGCCAGCCCAATATTGCGGTCCCAATCCTCGCCCCATTCGCTCCGCAGGCCCGCAAGGGCGCGATCATCCTCGGCCGGCTGCGATGCAGAAGTGCCTTCGCAGGCGCGGCGGCAATATTGCTGCATTATTCCCGTCACCACACTCTGCGGCAGGCCGGCGTTGAAAAACCATTCCCGCGCGGCCTTTTCGAGCGCAGGATCCCAGGCGACGCCTTTGGGCGGCGTCAACACATAGCCGCTCGGCGCGGCGGGCGGCTTCATTGCGGCCGTGACAGCGCCGGGATACGCATCCTCGTCCGGATCATTGGCCAAGTTCTCGTCCCCTGGCCGATCGGTCAGAGCTTGAACCATGGCCTCCTCGAGCGATTTCGGCCGCTGTCGGTACGATTGATACATCGCGGATACCCTTTCCAACCTGTGGGTTCTATTCATCCCTCTTGAGCCCGTCCCATTGGTCCGCGCCCCAGTTCATGAGGTCCTGGCCGGCATCGTTGACGCCACGGAGACTGCCGAACAGGCCGGCGCGATTGCGCTGCTTTGCATCGAGCAAGGTGTTGCGCGCTTCCTCATAACCGCGGTCGCGCGCGGTCCTTGCGGCGACATCGCCGTCGCGGGCCATGCTGGCGAGCACGTCGCTGGGCGAACCGTCCGCGGTAACACCGCCCTTGGCATAGCTCACTCTTTGGCTGGCCAGCCGGCGACGGACATCGTCCATCGTGTCGGCATAGGCCTGGTCTCCTTGCTGCTTCTGCAGCTTCGCGGTGCGTTCGGCGGCCTTGGCCGTGGCGCTTGCATCCGTCGCATTCTGGATCAAGCCCATCCCCGCACCGATTCCACTCGTGATAAACGGGATAGCGGCTTTGGAGCACATGTTCATCCATCCATTGTTGAGAGCTGCGCGACGAGGGCGACGACCGAGCAAGGCAAGGGCGAATCTTGCAGCACGGCGATGCGCGCGGCCCGCCCCCACCCCTTCGGGAAGACCACCGTCTGGTCGCCCGTGAACAGCCGCGGCGCCTGGTCCATGGGCATGGAGCCGTCCCGCAGGATCAGGGTTTCCAGGGGCCCCTCGTCGGCGCCGATCTTGCAGCCGAGGCTGTTGATGAGGCGCACGACGACCCGATGGATGCGCCGTGCCTTGCCCTGCGCGGTACCGTCGGCGGCGCCGGCGTCGATATCGACCGAGACCAGGCGGCTGATGAAGGGCAGGCCGATCTGCACGCGGCTGGCGGGGCGATCGAGATCGATTGTCCCGTCGATCACGATCCGGTCGGGATGCGTGGCCCCGTCGGCCAGCACCGCCACCGTCCGTCCTTCCAGGTGATCGAGCCCGCCGATCGAGGTCGCCGAGAAGGCCCAGCCTCCGCCGGCGATCGTGGCGAGCGGCGGAAAAGGCGCGGTGACGCGCGCTGTCGCATGTCGCGGATCCGCCACCGAGAGGATGACCGCCTTCGCGGTCTGCCGGGATCCGGTGGTCGCATTCCGGTAGCGATGATGGATCTCCCGGCCGATATCGCCCGGTTCGAACTGATCCGCGTCCAGCGAAAGCGAGAGCGTCGCGCCGATCGTCGTCGCGGTTCCCGCGATCGTCAGCTCCGGCGCTGCGTTGCCGTCATAGCTCAGGCCGCAATCCACGAAGAAGGCGGACTCATTGTCTTCCGGTCCGGCAGATTCGAAGCTGTATTCCATGTATTCGACATAGACCCGGGGCTCGCCGTCCACCGACCGCTCCACCGCCAGCCAGAGCTCGTCCTGGCTCGTCCCCGCGATGACCGCCAGTGATCGCGCCTTGTCGTCCGGCCCGCTCCATGGATGCTGGTGCCACCCAACCACGTCCTCGGCGCGGAGATAGGTGAAGCCGACCAGCTTTCCCGCTTCCGTGATGGTCCAAAGGACCGACCAGGGCTCCTGCTGATAGGCGATCTCGCGAATCCCGTCCCGCACCAAATGACGCGCCAGTAGCGACATTTCCGGCGAAGCGAAGCCGTCGGTCTGGAAATCGTACGCCATCTCGTAGATCTTGCGCTGCGCCCGCTGCACATAGAGCACCGCCTGGCTGACGCGGATCGCCTGGATGTCGGCGCTGCCCACCGTGGTCTCGCGCCGCACGGCGATATTGGTCGGCGTCAGGGCTTCGTTGAGGTTGCTGGCGGCCACATTGAACTCCGCGCCGACGGCGCCGACGATCAGCGACTTGCCGGCGCTCATCCATCGCACGGCGTTGACCCGGTCGTCGGAAATGGTGAAGTCGAGCGCATGGTCGTCGTTCACGGTGCCATCGCTTTGCGACGGCGCGAAGCTCTCATAGGCGCCCGATCCGGAACCCCACAGGGTCTGCGGCTGGTGGCGGGTATTGGCGAAGAACAGCCGCTCTTCATAGAAGGTGACACAGCTCGGCCAGCCCGTGGTGTCGGACCAGGCGCCGAGCCGCCAGCTCGCCACCGCCGTCGTGCCGCCGAAATCGGACTGCACGTCGGCCGTCACTTTCGCCGGACCGTTGACATCGGTGATCCTGGCCCAGCCCCATTGGCTGCTGTGCTTGACGCGGACCAGGCGTCCGATATCCGTCGGCGCGAACAGGTTGGCGGTGATGGTTCCGCCCGAAGTGTAGGCGTTGCTGAAGGCGGAACCCTGGAGCTCGATCACGCTGGCGCTGACACGCGTCACCGTCCAGCTGCCGTTCGCCTCGACGGTGCCGCCCACATTGGCGACGATGATCGGATCTCCGGTCTGCAGGCCGTGCCCGCTCACGGTCAGCCGGATCCGGCCATTGCTTCCGACGGCGCCGGTCACGGCCTTGCCGCCGGGCGCGGCGGTGATCGTGATGCCGCTGCCGGTCGTCGCGCTGGGGGCGAGCGTGATGCCGCCGCTATTCTCCTCGATATAGGGACCGTCCTTGCCCTCGAACGGTGTCAGAGTCCATGACGTATGGCTCAGTCGGGAGAGCTTCTGCGGCTGATGGTTCGGATGGCACAGATAGAGCACATCCGCGGACTGCGCCCATTTCAATCCCGGCAGCTCGGCTGCGGTGTAAGGTGTACTCAGCTCGACCGGGGCGCCGGCGGGCTGCTCGATCCGCCCGCGATCCTTGAAGAACCGGAAATAGTTCGCGCCGGCTTCGATGACATAGGCCTGCTCGGTCGAGAACTCGAACGGGATCAGCCGGATCGGCCCATTCGTCT